ATCTCCAATGAACTCTTCTACTCTACCACGTCCGTAGTCCTCTCCGTCTACTGTATTGAATCGAAGCACTAACCATGGTGAGGCGTTCTTCGGTGCTGTGCTCTGGCTTCCAGCTAGGATCATGTCGTCCACTTCTTGATGCCATCTCCAACTACCGCTACTCTCATCCATCTTAACACAGGTGTATACCTCAGCGTCGTCTTCTCCTACACCATATTCTGAGTCACTGTTTACTGACTCGTTAGGTACAGGCGGTGCAAGACCTAATACCTTTCTACTGATTCTTTCTTTTGTAACAATCTCTATTACATTACCGTTACCATCTCGTTCGACAACATATCTGTTGAGTGGATAGTGTTTCAGACCATCCTTGCCCATGAATATCAGGGCGTTACCAGATACGATAAGATGTTTCAAAGCTTGGTGTACAACTACACGATCGCTTGATGCAGCTATGTAGTCCATAATCAATCTCTCTATCTTTGAGAATGATAGGTCTAACTCACTACGCATCATAGGGTCTAGTGATTCACCTAGCTTGTCATCTCTTACCTGTAGCTTGAAGAAGGCTGTCTGTGGTGGTAGCATAGCAAGCATAAGTTTTGCTGCTAGTGTCACCACTGCCTTTGCTCCTACTGACTGGTAGGGTTGGAGTAGAGTTCGTTTGCCGGTTGCATCGTCATCTTGTCTGACGAGATAAGGTAAGGTAAGTTCTGAACACTCTACTGCTGTGTCGAGAAACTGAGTTCTACCTGATGACAGCATAGAGTATTTAGTCCTTGCCTTATACATTCAATCCTCCTGACTCAGAGCCGGTTTCTCCACCGCCTGTTCCTAGATTGATTTTGAGAGCATCTGTGCCTGTTCTCTGGGCAGTCCCTTTGGGATCTCTTTTAGCTGTTGTACCATACTCAACGCCTGCTACCTCATCTGGGTCTAGTAGTTCCTTTTTACTTGGTAGTCTGCTAGCCTGAGTTAGGTCAGGGTTTCTTGGTTGAATAGGCTGTGGTGCAGGGGCTGCCGGTGCTGGCGGCCTTGATCTAAATATGCACATCGTCGTTTAGTATTGATTTAATATATTGTACGACCGACTCTTGGCCGGCCCTGTACATGATGGAGGCGTGATCCTCCTTGGGGTGGACTGGATACCAAGCAAACTTGGATTCCAAATCCTCTACTAACTTCTCAAGTTTCTCTGAATAAAACTTAAGCGTATTGTGGGAGGTTTGTATTTGCATGTTCAAAGAACGCTGGCATGCGAGCTGCTTTTGTGTCGGCAAACTGTGGTGCTTTGCCTTCATACATCAGCCGGTCGCTCGCATCCAGCCAGAATGATTTGTCTAAATGTTTGTCCGGTGAAGTTTTTAGGGGTTGTAGTACCCAAGATATAGTTGCCTTCCGAAGCTTATCCAAAGAATTGCTAGGAACAAGACCAAGCTCACGACATACGAGACTATTTGTTGCCACGTGTATTTGTTCATCTCTGGATATATCAGCTGATACTGTTCTGAGAGCAGCGTCACCAAGAAAGCGAAACATAGGCAATAGAACAAAGAATATAGCTCGCTCTGCAACGAGTGCCTTTGTGATAGTATGGTCAGGGTGTTGTATCCAAGCATCTCTTAACCTTATCGCCTCCATTTCAGCAATGGGATCAGACCCATGGGATTCAACAATGAAGCCCAGAGCGAGATCATGCTTAATCTCATCTTTAACGTTTGACTCAAGAAGTGTCCTCGCTGCTTGCGGGACTTCTTTCTCAAGACCTTGTGAAATAAATTCTCCAACTGGTAGCTCCATATGACGTATTGCGAGAGCACGCTTGATGGTTTCTTCAGCACCAGATCTTACCTCCCCTCTGGTGGGTTTTACGGGAGTCCATGTTCTTTTCCTTTCTAATAATTTTTCGTATGGGTTCATTGTTCGCAGTCACATTTGATTTTGTTGTCAAGAATACCATCCAAATAATCCTGTATGTCGGTATCCCCAAGTGCTGCGTAAGCGTCAGACTTATCTTGGACATCACCCATAACTTGTAATGAATAGTACAAAGAGGTTTGTGGACTTCCAAGCCACTCCTCTACAAATGCTTCATCATATCTAATCATGTCGCTCCAGCTGTTGAAGCTGTAGCCATGAAGCAATCCTGTCCTATCGAGCATCGTCATGATTTCGTCTGCTACACGCTTGTATGCGTCCCATCCTACTTCACTTGCAATCTCAACGTCGCCATAGTTGACTCTCTCTACACCGAACTCGCCGGAGTCTCTGTCAACCTTTTGTGCTATTGGTGGTGCTATCTCGGGTGTGCATGTAAAGCCGTCTAGGTCTTTACTGCGATAGCTGCAACTGGCAGTGGGTGCAATAGCGAACGCCCTTACCATATTGTTTTCTCTTGCAATCTGAGCTGCTTCAAAGATTGCATTGTTTAGTGCCCAAGCGGCACAGCCTGCTTCGTTGTTTGCGGAGTGGCCAAGATTTACCAAGCGGAGTGCCTCTCCGAATTTCTCGTACGTGATGTTGTATCTTCTGAGGAAGTTTGCAAGACCGAGCACTCCAAGCCCCACTTGTCTGTCATTGTCTGGGGTAAGGTATTCTCCAGATTCTCCAACACCTGTCCTCCCATGGAGATCGCACAACTCGGACATACCTGTAACGAAAGCCTCTTGTAGATTGTCGAGTGTACAGGCACCGAGATTGACATGCTGTAACAAGCACGTTCCACGTGAGGGCAAGTATACCTCAAGACAGACGTTTCCATAGATACGCTCCCCGGTCTCTGTGTCGTATTTGATTTTGTTGAGCCAGATGTCTCCTGATTTGATTCCATAAAGCAAAGCGTCCTTAGTGTCTTGGTCTGCGAACTTCCACATGTCGTCGTCAATATCGACACACCGCTTGACCCAAGGCAGTTCTGATCTGGAAGCTGTGATAAAGTCCACCACGTCTGGGTGGCATAGGTCTAGGTGCAGTACGATAGCACCATTCTTGTAAGCTCCACCTCTTCTCAAGGTTTCATTTAGAGCTGAATATATTTTGCCGAAGCTGACTGGGCCAGTAGCCACAAGTCCTTTGTCATTTGTATGACCGGCTGGTCTAAGCTTAGATAGGTGGATTGCACAGCCTGCACCAAATCTTAGTGCGTGGCTTGCGAATCTCCAGCTAGCTTCGATGCCGTTGTCCCCTTCCATGCTGTCTTCAACAACGAAGGTTGTGCATGATACAGGTAGTCTTGATGTAGGATCGTCGATCCAAGACTGTACCCGTCCAGTGCGGGAGATTAAGTTAGACATTTTAAATAAAATTAATTATGTTTTTTAGATTGTTTGTTAGTACAAAGTTTTGTTTTTGTAAAGCAAGGAAGAGTGTAATTATATCCTCCTTGTTTGTATCGTATCTCTCTCTGAGCTTGTTCTCAACTAACTTCAATTTGAACTCCTGTTCCAGAGTTAATTTCATACTCGGGCGTAGGTGTCCAGAGTCTTGGTTCTTGCTTTTGGGAATCATAGTCCTCGTTTGTAAGTATTCTGGCTAGCCTTGCATTACAAAGAGCGTCTTCTTCTGTAAGACCTTTGTCCTCAAAAGCTTTGACAACTGTAGCCCAGCTGTAGCCTTCTTTCTCGAAAAGAGTAGTAGCTCTCTTCACTCCGATCCCGGGAACTCCACTGTAGCCATCTGTCTGATCGCCTGCAAGCGTCTGTATCAGATGCCACTTTGCACCCTCTTCTGGGGTAACTGTAATGGTGTCTTCGAGATTGTATAGCTTGCCGGGGATCTGTCTCATGTCTTTGTCAGGAGAAACAATGATATTCCCTTCAAACTTGGTGGCAAAAATGCCCATAGCATCATCGGCTTCGAGTCCCGGCATGATGATAACGCCATCATACTCCACTTCAAGTCCTCGTATGACACGTTTGTAGCCACATGGCTTTTTTCTGTTTCTGTGACCCTTATAATCTGGGTAAATTTTTTTCCGAAAATTTTTAGAGTCGCTAATAAACAGTATTGGCTTCGCAAAAGAGCCAAATTGCATTTGTATGTTAGATATTTCACGTTTTACTGCACTATAGGCTTCTGAAAAGTTAGAAGTCACTAATATTACGTCTTCTCCGTAGTCTATCTCGGTTTCACAGGCTGCACAGCACTTATATACTATGTAGTCTGCATCAATTAATAAATTCATGGTGGTTTAGTGTACGTCAGCCCAAGTATATCCGATCTTAGCTTCTGCTGCGATGGGACATCTTAGATTGTAGTGTTCGCCTGCCAATCTGGCGGCTGTTTCGAGCCATTTTGCAAATTCTTCTGCAAATCTTGGATAACATTCGTAGTTTAGCTCGTCATGTACGAATGAGAGTTGGTGTCCGTCGGGTGGTAGACATTCATTCACAATCACCATCCATCTTTTGGCGATCGTCGCTGCGCTTCCCTGTAGGAGGTAATTGAGAAACTTATGCCCTTTGTCAACGCTGATACGCCTGCCGTCGATGGCGTTTGCATAACCACGTTTACTAGCTTTCTCACAAGCGAGTAGCAAATCTGCAAGACCCGGAATGGCAGCAATATAAGCCTTACGAATCTCTGCCCCTTTGATAGAAGCGGCTTTTTCGGACAATAACTTATCATAGCTGTATCCTAGTTTGGTATTCCCAGCCCCGTAGAGGAAGGCATAGGTAACTGTTTTAACTTGTCTTCTAGTGATTCCAATTCGATCTGCATTGGTTTGGTGAATATCCCCCGTAGTAAGTATTCGTTGATACCGGCCATTATCATACCTCGAAAGGTAATGAGCAAGCATACGGAGCTCAATCCCACTAAGATCGGCAGACACCATTTGATAGGTAGGCGTGGCCCGGAATAGTTTTCTGAATCTTTCATCTGATGGTACTTGTGCTAAGTTTGGTTTTCTGTGTGCACATCTGAATGTGCTGGTTGCAACCCCACAGTGATGGTGAATACGATTACACGTCGTAGATAGCTTCTGCCATGCGTTCACGCCTTCCGAGATCATCCCCAATTTCTTGGTAATATCGAGACATTTCAGAAACAAGAGGGCTGTCTCCGACCCAATATCTTTCAATACTGTCTCGTCTACGACCGGCTTGCCTGTGGCAGTTCTCTGTGTTGGTTTCCAATTTTCGTGGGTCTGTAGTATCCATGCTATGTGGTCTCGTGAGGTGGGGTTAAGTTGTTTAAGTTTTGTAAATGGGCATCCTTGTACGTACCCTTGTGTCCGGTTATTTCGCTTAGGTGTAAACACTGTTCCAGCAACGAACCCGAATTTTCTGCGTAATACTTCTGTAGCTTCTTCCAGTTCTCCTCTGAGAGTTGATTCGAGCTCGTAGGCTGCTCGTTCGTCGAAATACCATCCATGTTCTTCTTGTTTTTGTAAGATGTGTGCGACCTGATGTTCTAGTTGTACCCAGTCAGGTAAGGGTGGAAATGTTGGCATAGTTTATTTGTAACAATAACGTCTTGTTCGCAATAGTCCTCCATCTCCTTGCTCCATGCTGACCAGTCGGCAGTGTGCCCAAAGTTCCCTTTGTATTCTCCCAACCTGTGGCCATAGGACTCCAAAGAATGGCGACCATAGAGTTTTGGTGGCATACCGTCAATCCTTGCCTTGCGGTCTACCTCTAGCATATCGGGGTGGTACAACCTCGACAGCAGTAGCGTATCTATAACTCTACCCTGTGGTTCAAAGAACGGGTAGACTTTCTTTATCATCGGTATGTCAAAGCCAATGATGTTGTGTCCAATAATTGTGTCAGCCTCCATGAGATACGTAACACCTCGGCTGATTGGATCTGCTGATCCTGTGTCATTGTATCTGGCAGTCTCACCTGTCTCATAGTCAAGTGTGACCAAGCAGTGCAGCTCAACGTCCTCTTGACTTAGAGGTGTTGTTTCCAGATCGAACAGGAGGGTAATAGGTTTTGTCTCTGAATTTTGCACGTCTTTTCTGTTGTTTGGTTGGTGGGTTTGGTCTAAAAATCTGTAGCTGGGTTGAACTCAACTGTGTCTTCGGTCTTAGTTTCATAGAATTGGCATGTAGATAGGTCATAGCTCAGTGTTGTAGCCACGCCTACTTCTCCAGAAAAGCGGTTCTTGAGTACTCTAAGAGTTGTGAGATTAGCATTAGCCTCGCCTTGCTGGTCTCTTTCAAGGGCGATGACACTATCGCTGAGTTGAGCGATCGAATGTGATCCTCTAAGTTGTCCGAGTGAGACTCGTCCTCCTTCTTCGTGTGAGTTACTGTCACTGTTTGTTCTCCGTAGGTGTGATACTAAAAATAGTGCGATACCTGTACGTTCAACTAATGATCTGAGCTTCGTCATTGTTGAGTCTATCATACGTCTTTCATCGCCGTCAAGACCACTTAATAATATAGAAAGATGGTCAAGAAATATAATACGGCACTCCAGTCCACTGGCAAGGTACTCGATCCTGTTGTAAATAACATCTGGGTCAAAGCTACCAAAGCCATCAAACAGAAAAACATTCCACTTTGCAAGAGTATCAGCAAAAGCAGACTCGAGTTCTTCTTTGTCATGTTCTCCAATGTGATAGGGTTTACCAACGGCTGCGGACATAAGCCCCAGTGCCGTGCGTTTGTTGTTTGCTTCAAGCTCAAGGATACCAACTGTCTCACCTTTCTGTGCAAGATCAGCTGCGATAGCCCTGACCAATGAAGTCTTACCACTACCTGACCCAGCTGTAAGAGTAGTTAGCTCTCCGTATCTGATGCCATGTAGTTTGTCATTCAGTCCCTCAAAAGGGTATTCGTGGTCACAGGTTTTGGTAGGCTCTGTAACCAATGCCATGAGATTCTTACCATCAACAATACCGTCTGGTCTGTATGGCTTGGCATCCCATATGGCTCGCCTTATTGCCTCCCTGTCTTCAGCTTGGAGTGCATCGCTAGCATCTTTGTAAGCATCGAGTCTAGCAATCTTAACCCTACCGGCTGGGAGTATACTCGAGGCAGATTCAACGGCCTCACGCCCTGCTTCGTCGTTGTCGAAGAAGAGGACGATCTCTTGGTAGCCTTGCAAGAAGGGTATGGCTTTCTGCAAGTCTTTCTTGGCTGCTGCCGCACCATGAGGTAGGCTGACCATGGGCCAACCTGACATAACTTCGTAACAACTGGCAGCATCTAGTTCTCCCTCCGTAATAACAATTCGTTTTCCGCTTGTCGGGAACAAATGCTGCCCAAAAAGGGTGTCTGAGGAAGAACCTTCGTAGTGGAAGTCCTTTGATTTTGTTTTGATTTTGAAGCCAACAACTTGTCCATTGCTGTCATAATATGGGAAGCGTAAGGTATTGCCGTGTCTGTAAATCCTATAGAACGCATTTGTTGCTTCACTGATTCTCCGTTTTTGCAGCTGTTCAGCTGATCCGAGGAATTGTACATTTGTATTCATTTGGGTGTGGGTGTGTGTCCAGTCTTCAGCTGGAGTATAAGTATGGCACGCAAAGCAGTAAGCATGGCCGTCAGAGTAACGGGAGTTAGCGTCCGACGAGCCACAGTTGTTACATGGTTCGTGTGCCACAAATTCTGATTCTGTGTTCATCTTAACCAATCAATGGGGATTGCGTGTACTGCCGCCCACTTGATGTTGTGTTTCTCACACCACTGGGCGTATGTGGTTTTGGATTTCTTACTGATCTTGTTGAATGGTGCTTGAAAGATCATACGAATATCAAGATGTGGGTTGTCACGGATGACGGCCTTGATCTTACGTCTGTCATTGGAGTCCCAATAACCTTTGGCTTCTAGCATAACACCGTTGAGCAGTACGAAATCAGGATGGTAGTTGTGCTGTATGGTATAAGGAACTTGCTCGCCCTCATACACATACTTGCAACCAACTTGATCTAGTAGTTCAGCAACGCTGACCTCTAGCTTAGACTTAAAAGTCTTCTTCTTCTTCGTCAATGCTATCTTCGTCAGCCTGTTCCGGTGCTGTAGCTTTTGCAACAAAGCCTTTAGTCTTACCGAATAGGTCTGCAACTTCTTTATCGTCCATGCTGTCTGCATCAACTCCAGCTGCACTGCCTGCAATCTCGACAACCTGTACACCAACTAGCTTGAGTGAACTACCATAAGTAACTCCATCTTTCAAGATGTATGGCTTCTGGAAAAAGCCTAGCTTTACAGTTGAGCCACCATAGATAGGTGTCTTTGCATCTGTAACTGGTGTGCCTTCTGTGTCGACAACTGGTGGTTTCTTGTCCTCTCCCCATGAGAACTTGATCTTGAACTTACCATCAGCTACCTCTTCCCATGGTGTGGGCTTGAGTGTAGCTCTCTTTGGGTTCTTCAACTTAGACTCTGCCCACTTGAGGACAGCCTGTCTTTCTGTTTCAAGTGCGTCAATGATACCTGTACCCACAATAGCTGCGAGTGAGTATCCGAACTTGCCGGGTTCTAGGATAGCTTGGAAGCCTTCTAGTTTGATAGCGTCTGTGACGTGTACGTTTTTGCTCATATTAACAAAAGAAATAAGTGGATTCAATAACCGACTCTGGCTGTAAGTCGCCAATGATCGGTGGTTCAGTCTCTGCCTGTATCTGGTCGGCAAAGGTCTGGAGATAATCATGCTCTGCAAACAGAATCATGTATGTCTCCCTAATTATAGCAGATAGTTTATCCATATCGCAACATCTGCTTAACACACTGTCATGGATTAGTGCGATTGGCTGATCGAAGCTACGCACAGCTAGGTGTAGCAGTGATGCGTCCAGACTATGGATTAGGTTAGGTGCAGTAGCAGCCTTGTGCCTGTTGATGTCGACCTCCTTCCCGTCTTCTACTGCGACGGATAGATCACAACGACCTAGTAGCTGTAGCTGTATGCGTTCAACCTTCTTCTTGAAGTAACGCTGTCTGACTACGAAGCCAGAAGGAGTCGTCCATTCCACATACTCTTCACCACGTTTGATAGTCTTACCGACCTCAGTCTCGATCCATCTCATAACTGACATTGGCCCGGGCACAACTGCCCCCATAGCCGAACGAACTGATGTAACGATCTGAGTCAGGTCATCTTTATCTACCTCGACACCCTTCTCTTTGAGAGCATCTTTGATATAAGACCTATTAGAATATGGCTTTGCATTATATGGTATGGTCATTACTGTACGTTTTACACACTTTCTGTCCCACACACCTCGTACAGCTTCAGGTATGTATGGCTTTGACACATCTGCAATAACTCTGTACGCATCTTGTGGTCTGTCAGATGGTACAACATTTACGAGAAGTGCTGTGGTCTTATCCCGTGCCAAGCCTGCTAGTATCTGCAAACCAGAACAGGTGGCATCAGTAGCCACGGGTAAGGAAGTAGTCAATCTTTGTTTGGTAATCACACACTGATGATACTCCTCGCAAGCTGCAAGGAATAACCAAGGCTCGTCTGCCCCCTCCCAATCTCCTAGATTACCTAGTGGATCAGATGAGACACGTGAGACAAGCTCAAGATTAGCGTGTGTCCAGTCTAAACGCTCTTGCATTGTAGACTTATCCAGTCCGTATGTGGTAGCGACTTGGAAAGCGAGCCATTTCTCACTGCTGTCAGTATACTCCGCAGCGTTTGCAAACTGTAGCAATGACTTGCCAAAGTCTGTATCTTGTGGAGTAAGGAAAGCAGGGATAGGATAAGCTCGCCCCCTGTAGTCAAACGACCATGGTATGTAGAACTCTCTGTCTTTGAAGCGATTGACAGCTTCCATAGTCATACGTGTGCGACAGGATCTCTTGAACTCTGCTGCTCTTTTGTTCATTACCTCTGCTGCTTCACGTCGATACTTCTTACGAGACTCTTTGTTCTCAGCTATATCAACTGGCTTAGGTGGTAGATCGTAATGAACGATAGGTAGGAACTTTCCAACGCTTATCCCTCTGTCTTGTAACAGCATAGCGACATTGACTATGAACGGGTTTAACCGATATTTTACCTGTTGGATTTTGTTGAGAAAAGCGAGTGGGATTTCCCCCTGTATAAGGGCGTGATCGCCTCTTCTAACAAGCTCATGGCCTTGCATTACCTCGTTGAGTATATACCCACCGACCTCCGTGTTAGACCAGTCTCTAGGCGGTACTAGCATTGGCCACGCTAAAGGACTGAATAATTCTGCATTTGCCATGACTTCATCTTTGATGTCCATGAACTCTGCGGTCGGTGCAATAAACACTTGAGTCTTACGACCTGTGCGTATGCGTTGCTTGTAGAACCAGCCACTTGATGCCATAATGCAATCGAGTAACCAGCCACCAAGTTTGGTACGGATACTTGTACCCCAAGGTATCCACTGTTCAATTCTGTAGCGGTTCATCAGCGTCCTGATGACAACTAGCTTCTGTTGTGTGCCACAGGCTTTGTGCCAGTAGTTATCCTTGAGAGTCTTGAGTAAAGCAGGGGCGGCGTGCTCATAGTGTCGCATCTGACACTCGTCTTCGATAGCCTTGCCTATCATAGAACATACGTTGGTAGCTGTGTTGCAGTTGTCCTTGTAACCAAAGACGTTATCGAATGTAACCTTGCATGCGATAGCTGCGGCAGCCAGTGCCTCAATACTAGCTAGATATTGGTGTATATCCTTGAAGGCAGCTCCATACTTGCCTTGATGTATTTTCTTGTTAGTGTCTTCGATACGTTGGACTACACGTGGTAGTAACGCATCAATCGAAGCGATACCATATACTGTTGCAGAAGAGTACTGTTGTGCTTCTAGCTTATACGTTTGGTCACGCAGTCTTTTAAGACCCTGTTTGATCTGTGATCTTTCTAAGTTGACCTGTTCCGTGATTTGGTCTTCCGTTATATCTATCTGCGAGTTCATCTTGTATTTGTGCTAGTAGGTGTTTTCTGACCTCATCATAGTGAGGGTGATCTTTGCTTAACATATCTAATGCTTGTTTGTGGTAGGTGTAAACGTCATCAGACGGAATAGTTTTCTTTGTCATTGTCTGTAACATATTTTAATGGTATCAAATGTTGTATATCGTTGTGTGTGCATACAGTGAACTCTGTCTCAGCACCAGCGATCAACTCTCTGACCTTTTTCTTTGCGGCTGAGCCTGATTTGTACACGTGTTCTGTGACCTTGTTAGTCTTGTGGTTACGTGCACGAATCATGCAATGATACTCTGTTGGCATCTCCCAGCCGTCTATCTTCCAAGACATGAATGTCACGAAGTCGATAGGCTCAAACCATTCGGCAGGGCACTTAGCTATCATGTTGTAGTTGTTCGGAAATTCTTTTTTCATTGTAATGATGATGTTTGTCTAGGTAGATGTCAGTCAGGGTGGTGTTCCAATGCCACTTGGCTATGTGTGTAGCCCTGTATGCAGCTTCTATGTCGTCACGAGCAAACAGGTGGATCTTCTTGCCCGTGCCGAGCATAGCCTCGTA